TAAATACTTTTGAACACCTACGGCTCTAAGTTGTGCTAACTTCTCATTACCCATTTTAATTGGTTCGGTATCTGTTGATGATTCTATTTGAATTGAAGTTATTGTTCCACCCATCATAAGGATTGATTCAATAGTACTTTTTAATTCGGCTGAAACACTATCAGCTAAGTCGAATGTACCAGTTTTGAAGATATTAGCATCGAATACTATCTCAACAGAGTTATCTAATTCAATCTTATCTTGTGGTGTCCAAATAGTATCTTGAGTTACTTCGATATCAGAAACAGCATAACCTTGTCTTACTTTACTCTTAACCATCTTAGGGTTTCTAGTGTTGTATATTTGAATGTTTGAAGTTACACCTTTCTTTTTAGCTGCATATTCGAAATTAGCCTTAATTTGGTCAGCGTTAGCTTGAATCTTATCCATAGCATTCTCTAGACCACCTTTTTCTAACGTATTAGCTAGTTTCTCTATTTCTGGACCCTCTAGGGTGTTTTCAATCTTATTAAGTATCTCAGCATTCTCTAATGCGTTTTCACCTGTTTGTGCATTTGCACCAGTTAACCCTATACCCATAAGCATTGCTGTTCCTAAAACAACTTCTTTCCATCCTTCTTCAAGGATTTCCTTCTTAGGTGAGTTAGACTCGTTTATATGTGCAATTAATACTTCTAATTGCGATTCTGATATTAATAACTTCATGTTCTCTGTTTTTATATAAATACTCTTATAAAACAAAAAAGAGGCTGTATAAGCCTCTTTCTTGTTTATTGTATATGTTGATATTAAATATCGTCAAATGATGCACCAGTGTTCATTATATTGAACTCTACGCAGATGAACTCTAACGCTCTAGTTGGTTTGATGAAGATTCTTCCGCAAAGTTCATTTCTGTCAATTGCTTCTGGGTCATCGTCAAGTACCACTCTAAAGTCTGTAAGACCTCTCTCACTTCTAATGTTATCCAAGATTGGGTTAACAAGTGATAAGAATTGGTTTCTTACAATATCATCATTTTGCTCGAATAATAGTCTGATAGATACAGCAGATATAAGTTTTCTTGCTTGAAGAAGAAGTCTTCTTACATTTATTCTGTTAAGAGCAGTATCTTTAACTTGAAGAGTTTTGTTACCCCAAATCTTAATACCTTCAGAAGCGAAAGTTGCGATTGGATTAATTCTACCTTCATAAAGAGTATCTCTCTCAGTTAATGTAAGTTTCTTTCTAGCTTTAATAGCGTTAACATCACCTCTTTGTACACCAGCAACTGCGAACCATGGGAATGAAATATTATCTGTAAGTGCAATGTTTCTTACTACATCTCTTGTAGGAGGCATATATACGTAAACATTATTCTCAGCATCATTCACTTGAATCCAAGGCCAGTATGTAGCTGTATAGTTAGAGTCAAACTGTCCATCAAGTGTATCAACAACATCTTCTGGTAATAATACATCACCAGCAGAATCCGTATCTGGAGTAGTTACAATATAAAGTGAATCAGCTCTATCTTGCTCAATCATTTCTATTGTTTCCTCAACTAAATTAGTATTATCAAAATCATCAATACCTGGAGTAGCGAATACGTTAATATTAACTGCCTCTGGATTATTGAATGTCCAAATACCTTCTAAGTATGCGTAGTAATCAGAATCGATACCAGCATCACCATTAGTAAGTGCTCTATTAGCGAATACTTCACTTGTAAGACCCTTTTGACCCCTTGTACCATTAATAGTATAAGAATCTCTATTAGTCCTTCTAGTTCTATGTATATCCCATCCATCAAAACCACCATAAGGTACCATTGTGAATTTTCTAGCATAAATCTTTTCATAATCAGTACCCTCAACATCAGCTTCAGTTCTGAATTCAGCATTACCTGTATCAAATTCATAAATTGGACTGTAAGTACCACCTGTATTATTTATTACAATTTCTACATTATCAATTGTTGCACCAGTAGCATCAATATCCATATGGAAACCTTTAGTAAGGCCAGTCCAAATTGTTAAATCTCCTTCTGGAATACCCTTATAATCAAAGAAATCTTGGTCAATCCCCTTAGACTCAGAAAGTCCTAAGTAAAATTTACGCTTATTTTCAAATGTACCATAAGTTTGTTTATATTCAATTGACGGTGTTTGTACAGATGTATTACTATTTGTTTGATAATCTCTAACTGGGAACCCTAAGAAACCAGCTGGAAATGCATCAGAAGTATCAGATTCTTCCTCTAATTCAACTAATATAAAATTAGACCTAGAAGCAAAATCACCATCAAGTGTTCCAATTCTCTTAGCAATATAGTTATTAGAAGTTGGGTCCATAGTACATCTTGTAAACCTTTCAAAAATTACTGGCTTCGCATCAGTATCACTGTAAGCTCTAACCTCAACATCAAATTCTTTATCAGATATTTTAATATTTTTAATTGAAATTTTAAATTGTTTATTTGCAGCATTACCATCAGAAATTGTCCAAAGTCTAAAAAGTCTAAGAAGGTTTGAACCTCTTAATTCAGAAACAACCCATGGAGTAACAGCTGGTTGGTATTCTTGTAAATAATTATCAAAATCATTATCATAATTTATAAGCGATGTAATATTAATACCTCTGATTTGTTCAGCATCATAATAGTCTTCAAACATCTTATCGAAAATTTCTTCAGAAAATAAAGCTGTTTGACCATCATCATTACCTCTACCAAGAACTCTTGGAAGATAATTCTTTTTACTTTTATCAAAAGATAAACTATAACTAAAAGCACCTTGAGATGTTGATGTACCAGTAATACCGAAATTACCCTTACCATCTGTAGCGGCAGCTGTTATACTACTACTAAATCCTATATCAGTAGAACCAGTTACTTGAGGTCTAACTATTTCATCAGAATCAACTGTAGCTCTACTTCTCAATAAACTTACAATTTTATTTTCTACATTAGCATATCCAGTACCAGCATACCATACAGTTGTACCAGAAGTTTCACCAGTCAATTGACCACCAAAATTACCAGTATTTATTACCCTTTGACTAATTGTTAAACCACTAAACGTATCTCCGTTCTTCTCATATACAGGCCCAATACTAGCGTCAACACCAACAACAGCTGTTGCTAAATAAGATAATTCAGTTGTTAATAACCCTCCATCCCAAAGAGATTGAAGTAACGGGTCAGAAGACACTAAATTAGTTATAACTGGAGTAGCACCAGTTGATGCTGAATATGAAATAATAGGATTAGCATCCGTCAGTCCACCACCTGGAGTAGTTAAAGTTGATTCATCCAAAGCTGCATCAAGAGTTATACCCCAAGATAATCCAGCATCGTAACCAGAAAACCCAAGAACCCTTGTTACGAATAATTGGTTGGATTGTGATAGATACGATTTTGCAATATATGGTAACTCATATTTAGGTGCACCAGTATCCTTTATTTTTGTTGCGTTCAAACCACCGAAGAACGATGTGAACTCATCATAATTAGACACGAAAATTGGTTGGAACGCTGGACCTTGCGTTGTTTCTCCAACGAGACCAAGAGTTGTTACACCAACTTGACGTGTTACGAAAGTTAAATCTTTTTCTGAAGTATACACCCCAGGACTTACAAATACTTTATCAGCCATTCTTTATTTATTTTTAATATTTATTATTTTCAGTTATTTAATAATAAATATGTGTGGAAAAAGCAAAAGAATTTTTATGGAGTAGAATACTCCATAATTAGTATGATTTTTTTCTACCTTTTATCATACTTATATATAAAAGGACTATGAAACGTATTAAAAATCTAAAAATAACCCCTACAACCCATAAAATATTAAAAGAATATTGCCAAGAAAATGGACTTAAGATGTTTGCGTTTGTTGAAAAAATAATTAAAGAACAATGTAAAAAACCAAAAGACTTATATGGTGAATGACTACCAATTATCTAAATCTGTTGCCGCAGTCTTAAATCCAGCATTATAAAGTTTCCTTAATTTCTCTGGATTTGT